CTCGCATGAGGTTGTTGTCTACAGATTCCATCTGCGAACGTGTCTGCTGTTTGTAGTAGTCAGTACGTTCTTCGATGAGTTCGACTGGAGCTTTGCACAGTAACAAACCACCAATCACAACGTTGTCTTTGAACCTATCGTTCTCAATGGTGACCAACGTAATTTCTGGATGATCTGAAGCCTTTACGGGCTCCCAACCTTCACGCAGTTTGGAAGAAACATTTGTGGCGTCAGTCGTACCTTGCGAACTGACTCTTATCCAGCGGAATTCATAACCCGGCTCGGGATTAGGTGAGGGTAGTACCTCGGGGCGCGTCCAAGCCTTTTTGCGGGTCGTCTTTTCACGAGATTTAAGCTCTCGGTCTATACGATTCTCAGCCATCATTGTTTCCTCATATCTAATGCAACCTGTTTGGCGTACTGTTCTGGGGTAAGACCCAAGCGTTTTGCCAACGTTAACTGTGTTTGCGTAAGCCTAATTTTCTTAGGCGCTGTGCTCCGCGTAGCGGGGGCAACCACATTGTTGGATCTTCGTCTTACCTCCGGTTCATCCTCGAAGTTCTCGGGGAATACCTCTCGCATACGAGTATTAATTCGCTCGTAGTAATCGTCAGTTTGAGGGTCTACACCCTCTTTGACAAGCCTATTATGCAACCCTAAGGCGAAACTTGTCATTTCTTCATCTTCATTAAACCACGGATTCTCTTTTTGCCAAGTCCGTGTCTTTTCGTCAATTTGAACAGGCTGTGGAGCAGATTCCTGTTCAGGGCTATCAACGGGTAGCGTATACTCTTCTTGAGGCAGTTTAAACTCTTCGAGCTTATCAGCTTTGATCTTTGCTGTTGACAACCTATCCTGCGCCGCCAAAACCTTGTCAGAATCACCCGCATCGTACGCACGTTTGTAAGCGCGTTTCGCGGCGTTGATCTCAGCTTCAGCCGACTTCTTAGCATTCTCAAGCAGGGCAGTCTGGCTCTTGTACTCGCTATCCTTGAGCTTCTTGTTCTCTTCAACAAGACGTTGAGACAGGCGTTCTAGCTCTTCACGCTCTCTAAGCGCCTTCTCTTTCTCTCGACGCTCATCATGATATCCCTTACTAAAGTGCTGAATACGTCGTCGAACTTTCTCGGAGTAATCCGCCAGTTCTTCTTCCGTAACATCTTCTGGGGGGTCTGAAGGCTTACGATTGCGATCGGCTTTTGGCGTATCGTCAACCACCTCAATCTCAAGTCCGTCATCAGAAGAATCCACCTCGCTTGGAGCCGGTGCTTCAGGTTTTTTAGCTTTAGTGTCAATGGTCTCTGCACTTGAACCCTCGACCTCGATAGTTAAATTTTTCTCGTTTCCGTCGTCATCATGAGGAAACTCGAACTCTACTTTCTGAAAAGGCATTGTCTATCTCCTATACTGCCATGATCCCACGGGGATCGGGAATTACAGCTTCAATAGAGTCGTCGTTCATCAAACGAAACTCTTTACCATTAACCTTGAACCGTGTGCCTGTGTTCATACGAAACATCACGTAGTCACCTTCTTTACACCACGGACCCTCAGGAAAACGCTCTTTATCAGCGTACGCCCCATCGCCCATCTCCAGAACTACACCCATGATTGACATGATGTATTCCTTTCGCATGGCGTCAGAGGTTTTGATTAGAGCGCTACCATCGTAAGACTCTTCAATATCAGGAAGAGCTACTAGCAGACGGTAGCCTACGGGTTTTGGGAGCTGTTTATCCCAGTCAGTATCGGAAACTTCTTCGCTAGCAGAGTGCAATCGTTCTGCTTGTGCGTTGATTTTTTCTTCCAGTGCATCAGGCAATTTTAGCGGCTGAGTGTTAGTCATCATCATTGTCCATAAAGTTACGCGAGAGGTCTTCTATGATTAATTTTGCGGACTCCAGACCCCGAATAAGTCCAACAACTTCTCTGTAGCTGGCGTAATCTTGTGGGACACCCCCCGCTACAAAAGTATGTGCAGACGAGACTTGCTCGTCGATTTTATCTGTAAGCACGTCAAAGACGGTTTTAGGCATTACTCACCTCATTTTGGTTGATCCGATAATTTCGCTAGTTCAAGATCGAGTTTCGCGGCGTCTTGTTGCGCGTCCATCTGAAGTTCTTGTCGATCCAGTTTGAGCTTCTCTGCGTCTAGCATGGCGTCCATCTGATCTTTCTGCGCTTTGCGTTGCAGTTCAGCTTGCTTAAGCTGAGTATCCTGCTGATCTTTAGCGGCCTTACGCTGGACTTCCTGTGCTCTAAGTTGCAACTCAGCTTGCTTCTGTTGCATGACAGGATCTTTCGCCTGTTGTTGAGCTTGCTGTGCGGCGGCTTTCTGCTTGTTACCTTGCATAAGCTGTGCACCTGCCTCGGCTACGAGGCGCGACAGATCCACCTCGATCTGCTCTGGTAGCTCTTCTCCGGGCGGTGGAAGCGGTGCTCCCAACTTCTCTTCGATATCTTGGCGATATTGGAACCCAAGGTGTTCTGCAATGTGCGCCTGTAAAGACGCCATGATTCGCTTTGCTTGTGGGTTTTGACCGATCATAGCCGCAATCGAGGGATCCTGCATAAAGGATGTGTGCGCCGCGATGTGTGCTTTGTGGTCTTGGTAGATAAACGCACGTAGGGGTTTGCCCGTTAGTGCGTCCATGTTTTCGCTGACCGGATCGGTCGGTTTTGCGTCGTCCTTTGTGGGGACCAGCTTGTCGGCGTTTTTGACGCCTAGTACCTCGATCATCTGCCTGTGTAGCTGTGGCAGATCGTAGATCTGAGGCGCGGCTTGTGCCATCTGCAATACCGCTTGGTACTGTACGACTCGCTGGGCCATAGTGGATGAGTTCGGGTCGCTGACGGGGATCACGTCCACCATCGCATAGTCCATCTGACGTGCGCTCACCTCGCCACGGATCGGCTCGTAGCCGTACTCCTGTGGGGCGTACTCCGCCATGATCTCCTTGAGCATCTTGAACTCTTGCTTCATGGCATAGTGGACACGTGCCTGTACTGCCGCCATTGGCTTGAGAGTTCGCTCTAGGAGCGCAAGGGTTGTGCCTACAGGCGCGTTAGCCGACATGTCAGAGATGTTCATGTCAGAGATAGCACCCAGACGACGCCCTTCGTTCGTAATCTGGTTCAGAAGCGCAAGCAGTGTCTGGCTTGGCTCCTTGTAGGGAAGTGGCATGATGTTGTCGCGGATAGAGCCGCTAGGTACATCAACGTCTTTAAACTCGCCGGGTTCTATCGGCGTGTCATCACCCTTGATTCGTAGGCCACGAGACTTGAGTCCGCCGGGCAGGTTAGACAGCGTACCAGCGTCCACCAACTGCCGTATGAGCGACGTTCCCGCCTTGGCGTATCCCCCGATGATGTGGATCAATCCAAGGCCGTAGAAGCCAAATCCGGGGACGTAAACGTAGTGTACGAAGTGCTGACGCTTGAGCTGTAGCGGGTCTATCTCGTTCCAGTTTCGGCGTATCGCTAGGATCTCACCGCTACCACGCTCGATAGTCACCACGTAGGGCTTGGCGATGTCGTCCTCTGAGTCATCCAGACCCTCGATAACCATATCCACGTGCACTTCATACAGCGCATAGCGGTTATCATCTGTAAGCGAGAACCCGCCCTCTTCTGCCTTACGCTCCTCAATATCTGAGTGGTAAGGCTGTGGCTCGTTAAGTTCGATGTCACGGTAGAACCCAGCCGCCTGTAACTTACGCAACTCGTTCTTAGTCTTACGCATAACATGCGTTACACGCTCCGCAGTCTCAATATGACTTGCGCCGTAAGGCACGATAACGTCTTCTGCTGGGATATAGATAGCCGCCTGACGTCCCATATTAGGGTCGTAGTAAACCTTCTTAAACGCCGAACCAGAGAGTCCTAGGCTATATAAGAGTCGCTCGTGCTCAGGTCTGTACTCGACCATACGCTCCGTCAACTCGTAGTTCATGTCCGCTTTGACGCGTTGAGCGGCCTCTTCCTTCTCTTTAGACTCTTCCCCCAGAATCTTAACTTTTACAGGACCAGCGGCAGGAAACGTTTCTGACATGGTTTCGGCTTGGAACCGGATAGCCGCTTCCGCCAAGATCGTAGAATAGACGCCACACGCGCCTTCCCACGGGTCAGTACGCTCTTCGTACTTGAAGCCCAGCACATCCAGACCCTTTACAAAGGTATCCGCCCACTCTTTACGACCGTCAATATCTGACTCAATCAGGCCGGTCAGCTCACTTGATATCTCTTGCAGGTGTGATTCGTCCAGTACCTCGGCAAGGTTTATGTCGAACGCCATCATGTCCTCGATACCCGCATCAGGAATCAAGGTGATCTCCATAGACCCGTCGTCGAGGATGACCGCTTCAGGGTCAATGATCTCAATTTCTAGTTCAGCCCCTTCCTGTTCAGCGATCTCATCCATGCCTTCTGGCGCAGAGTACATTCCTTTTTCTATAGCCATGTCCTAGCCTCTTAATAATACCCGCCACTTCGACGTTTAAAGTACCGTGGTTCATCTGGTTCGTCCGTGGGCAAGCGGATAAATCCTCCCTGCCTGAATCGCATCAGGGCCATCACCGTTGAGTCCACGAGGTCATCATGGCTCATAAACGGAAATCCAGCAATTTCTTCTACGACCTCTTCAGCCCACCGCGTCGGTGGTACCCACACTAACTCTGACGCCACAATGTCCGCAACAGAGTTCAACCGTGCCATCTTATCACCTGAGCCACGGTGTGGTGTGTATTCTGACACGGGCAGGCCCATTCGTCGCATCTCTTGATACAGCGCCGTACCAGCGGACTTCTTCTCCACAATAAACGCATCGGGATCCCAGTCCTGATACTCCTCCATCGCCATCTGCTTCAACTCAGGAAACTCCATCCGCTTCTTGATACTATTCAGCAGGATGACGTTGTACGCGTTAGTCTCCTCGTTGAGGAACACCCCCCAAGTCGTCAGCGCAGTGTAATCGGCACGGTTA